ATTCAAATTATAGCCTAATAATTGTGCCAACTGTTGTACCATTGGCTCAGTGCATGGATAACGGAACTTGCACTTTAATAGTGTCACTGGTTCGTTATGTACGCCGGGAAAACCATAGACATCTTTCGCTATAGGAAGTGTCTTAGGTGTGATAGGGGCGGCTGGTTCAAACTTCTTTAAATTGAAGATAAACATGTCAATGAAGTTCTTGTCTATTTCCCCTGCGATCTTGATAGTAACATCGTACAAATGTACGCTTTCTGCTATGTATTGTTTTAGGCTTTTCATATCTATGTTCCCGTATCTAATATTTATCATTTATCTGTGTTTTTATCTAGAAGTGCCTTGAGTATCTCATTACGGTCTAACGCTTTACCCTGTCCCAAAGGTGTTGCTTCTATCTTTTCTTCTTTGCTGGCCTGCTTTTGATCAAGTGATGCTTTCTTTAGTTGCAACTCAATCATCTTTAATTTCTTACTGACTTTAGCAGTTTTAGCAGTAATAGCATGTCCTAGCATAGTGCCGGCTACCCCGAATATCTCGCTACTGAAGCGGCTATCAACTTGCATACCTAAATCCATCAAGTCTTTATAACTGTTCTGAGCTAGGTTTGCTAATTCATCCATCTCTACATCAGCAGATTCCAGACCCCTTACTTGGGGTAGTGCATTCTCAATCTTTTCTAGATTGTTTAGAGCAGTCTCGGTAACTTCTTGCGTGTCAGGAGGAAGTTCAAGTTCAGGCTCTTCTGCGCTGGCTAAATTAAATAGTTCTTCTAATTTCTTAGTCATCGACTATTTATTTGCGTTTACCCTTGTAAAACAAATCATCTTCAGTGATGACTCTAAAGGTACAGCCTATCCTCTTGCAGTAGGCCATAGCCGCCGCCCATTTAGCGTGATTTAATGCTACTGTAGCCCTGTCTTTTGCGCTTGCTACTTTGCTCTCTATCAGACTTTGCTTTTTAGGTTTGATCTCTACGACTTCAGCCTTTTGATTGCCCATTTTATCTTGATAGACTACAAAAAAGTCTGGGATATAAACTGTCTGCTTACCTGTGAGTGGGTTTCGATATGGTATCTGTATCGCTTCGCTGGCCCATTGTATCACGCCATCATGATTATCGCAGAACATCATGAATGTTAATTCCCAGCCACTGCGATATTTAGGTACAGATTTACCTACATACTTTTGTTTATTTTTTACCTGATAACGACCTTGTGCAAAGTTTGCCATATCATAGAACTACATTTCTTGCTACAGGAAATACTGGTCTTGGAACAACGGCTACACCGTATAAACTTACTTTGCTTTTAAAACTATTCATGTAGTAAGCCATAGTCTGACTTAGTTCTACATTGTTATTTGTGCCTTTGATGTTTTGAAGTAATTCTAACGCATCGATGCCTGAATCTTGTGCTACTCTGAAAAGAAATGCTGTGAAGTTGGCTGCTGTTTTTGCGTCTGCACAAACACTAACAAAATAACTATGCACTACATCATATTGATTGGTAGGCACTGTCATATTGATATTATAAAAATTATCAAATATCTTTACTGTTCTATCCAGTGATTCTTGTTGTGTATAAACTAATGGCATATTACTTTCTTACCTGTGTTCCTGCAGTCGGTGTGGCTTCTACTGGGTTTGGTGTTGGTGGATTTGCTATTGTAGGCGCACTTGCTGTACCTATGAAGTAAGGTGTTACTGAACGATCTGGAATATCAAACAAAATATTTCTGTTAGTACTAACCGGGCTTCCAAATCCTCTATTAGATGGGCCTAACATTTGTTTTAATTCTTGTTTAAAATTTGCTTTTACCCTATTTTTTTCAAAATTCTTAGCAATACCGCCTGCCGCAATTGCAGCCTCAGCAAATTTGCCATCTGCTAATAAACCTTTAATATAATTTCCTTGATCTAAAAGACCACCCGGTCCCAAAGTGTTATAATTTGAACCAGGTTTCTGAATAGGACTAATAGTATTATCATAAGTCGCCTGATCACCAAATTGTGTAACAATATCGCCTGGTGCTCTTCCGTCAATAGCACCTTCATTATAAACTACAGTCTCATAATCGATAGACATAGTGTTTCTCATCACACCGCTACCTTCTTCATAGTTATATGTGTCGTGACCGAAACTTGTGATGATAGGATTAATCAAGGTATATGCTGTGAAATTGTTTTGATTGAAACCGAACACAGTTATATTTTTAAAGAAGGGTACCTTCTTTCCATTTCTTGTATTGCTTGTCTCACCTATATAACCCCAATTGTCATTGCCTTGAATGCTATCGTTATAAATGTTATTGACATCATAATCAGCATTCGTAGTACCTGGAGTAGCACTTGTTCCTGCAGGCTGGGGCGGAGATCCTCGCTTGCCTAAAAATACAGTAGGTTTAGTTGCGTCTGCGTAATAATAAGTGTAATAAGCATACCACAATTTATTAATCGTGTTGCCATTATCATCATGAAGAGTGATGCTTACAGGATCATAACGCAACTTAGTTTGTATGATTCTTTTACGATTATATTGATTTAGTTGTACAGTATTAAAACCAAAACTAGGTAACTTAACATCTTTTACTAGTATACTATAGTTGGTATTAACTCCTGCAGGGTATGCTTCAGGATTGATATTGAAATAGGTGTGAAATAAAAATTTATATTTAGGAGCATTCTGATAAGAATTGCTCCTAAATGTTTTTGCCGCGTGGGTGTAATCTCTGAGATAATCGTTGCCGAAAAATCCCGACAAAACATCTTGAAAGAAACCTGACATATCAGGATATCCTAATTATTGGTTTGTTCCGCCGTTACCAGTAGCAATACCTCTACCATTATCTGCTGCAATTCTGCCGATATCAGCACCGACACCGGAATCAATTGGTGTTTGTATTGCATTATCGTAAGCAATAGCCAATGCAATAGTTACGGCTTCTGATGTTCCGTAGTTCAATGTATTGTAGTTTGCTGACTTGAGGAAGCAACCATATAGTTCCCATTTTTCTAGTACTTGTGGAACGAATTCACCGTTACCACCATCAAGAATTTCGATGTTAGTCTGGAACTTATAGTCTTGGCCGCTAGCGGCTGATGCCTGTTGCACAAAATCTAATTGCTTCTGCAATTGCTGACCAACTGCTCTTGCTACTGAACCTGAAGCATCATCACGAACGTTGACGTTGATATCTGCCCATGTGTGCTTACCTGCAAGTTTAATAGTTGAGTTATAAACTTGTAATGGAATTTCAGCGAAACTTAAGTTTGGACGACCAACGTCTACAACCTGTTTAGTTAGGCTTAGACCACCTGCCGCGTCAACACCAAAGTTTAAGAAATTAACTCTGAAACGAAATTGTAGTTTAGGCATTAACAAGCCCTGATTGCCACCGGCATTATCAGATGCTACTGTCATGTTAAACAATGATTGTGAGGCTGTTGCCATTTGTAAATTCTCCTACTGTATAGTATTTATCATGTTTGAGAGCCCCTTACGAGGCTCTCAATATTTTCTATTACGCTCCTGACAACTCACCTGTGTTCAAGATACGAACTGGAATATAGATGAATTCAGCAGCCTTGACAGGCTCAACTGCGACATCGATCCACAATTCGTTGCGATCTATTCTAGCAGGAGTGTTGTTACTCTCATCACAGACTACCAAGTAGTCATAGATGCCTCTCTTAGCAACAAGATCGATCATTAATGTTTCGACAACACCAGCGATCTGCTGACGAGTCAATGCATCATTTGGTTCGAACACGAATGGTCTTGCCGCTATAGTCAATTGACGACGGATGTAAGCAACAAGTCTTGCGACGTTTGTACGATCCAATGCGCTCTGACTATTGAATGATGTCTTGTTACCATAGTTCAACAAGCCGTTACCAGTGAAGAACACTAATGGGTTGATGAAGTTGATATAAAGAACATCACGGATACCAATGCGTGTCTTAATGACTTGGAACTCACCAGTATCACGGTTTATGTAACCGATATTCAATGCGTTGTCGATGATACCACGACGAGTACCTGCTGCCGCTAACCAAGGATAAGCGACTGTATCGTTACGCAAGAATGTACGCAACATCATATGTGATGCTGGAACTGCTACTTCATTACCGCTCAAGTCTAATGCGATACCACTTGGATAGAACAAGCCAAGATAAGTGTTGCGAGTTACACAACCATCTTCACCTGTGCTTGTTGCACCTGCGGCATTAGTTGCCCATGCTTGAATTGCTGTTGCATCTTCTGGTAGACCCATTGGAGTATCACCTAAGATGTAACCTGTCTCGCCACGATCAGCATTCAATACGACCATGTTTGGCTGACATTCTGGATAGTTAGGTGTTGCCATCAAGTTGAAGAAGTTATCTTCATCACGGATTGACAAGTTAGTATCGATCACAGAACGTAATGATGCTACGACCATTGCTCTCTGAGCCTTGCGGCCCATGTAAGGAGCACCGTTTGATTGCAATCCGCTTGCTGATACCCATGTACTACGAATAGTTGGTAGTGTGTCTCCTGGGAAACTCAATGCATTGAAGTAATTGTTTCTCCACTGCTTGACATTGTAACCACTGCGACGAGTATTGAACAACAACATACCTACTGGATAGTTGTTAGCATTTGGTGCATCTAAGTCTAGATTGTTGCTTGTCAACAAACTCTTGATTGTTGGGATAGGATCATTAGCAGGGTTGATTGTGTTCTGATCGCTTGACCAGCGAGCATCAGCAAACAATACGCCTGAACCTGAAACTTGATCTGTCTTATCGATCAATACCCACTCATCTTCACCGTCTACCATCTGCCAGCGACTGATTAGAGGATAATTCTCTAAGTCACTAGTGTCGATCCATATATCACCGTAAACAAGTGCTGTGCCATCTGACTGAGTAGTTGGCATGCTTGCGCTTACGATTGGACCATTAGGATCAGTTGTGTTTGAACCGCTTGGTAGTGGGAAACCGTTGCTGTTATAATTTACATTCTTATAACCTCTCCAGCCGTTTGTAGTGTTTACCATGATATCTACTTCGTCAGTTACGCTGTAGAACCAGTTTGTGTTATTTGCTGGAAGTTCAGTTGGTGCACCTTCGTTAGCAGTATAATCAAATGCTACCCAGTTACTCAATACGATATCGTAGTTGAATACTGGATATTGACAATCGCTGTCGAGTGTGACTTTTGTTACGCCACCACTTGAAACGGCTGCAACTACTAGGATAAGATCATTCGCGCCGTTAACGCCACCTAATGATCCACCTGCTATTGTTATAGTATCACCTACAGCATAACTTGAACCGGCTGCTGTGATTGCGCTAACTAGATAACCGTAACCTATAGAACTTACAGTAAACTGTGCGCCTGTACCACTACCTGATGTTGAAGTCGGTGCAACACCTGTGAATAGAGTAGTGTTGATATCACCTGTCTTGCAACCATCAGTCACATTAGCAATGAAACCTGCTTCTGAGAACAATCCTTGTGACAAACCTGTTACAGTATTATAATCATTCATCATGATTGCTCCACCCAATGTATGAGTGATCTGTATTGAACCGTCTGTTGCTACGCTTGCTGTAGTATAAGGAATACCTGCAGCTTGCCATGCCTGCACGAAATCTTCAGCAGTAGTATTATCTGCTAATGTCATTGTATAAGGACCTGACCAAGCAGTGCTGTTCGGTGTTGTCACATTGACTACACCAGAATATGGACCTGAATCAAAATTAGGTGCTGTGTTTGTGCCAGTCACTACTGTTGGACCAGTCGCTACACGCTTCCAGAAATAGACAGGACCATCTTTATATTCACTATAATAATAGTACTGACCGTATACTGTTCCTGCAGGGATAGCCTGACCACCAGTTGGGTCAAGTGCCGCGATTGCAGTAGCATCGTCTGTGGCTAGTGAAACTACCTTAGTGTTCCAAGCACTTGCAACTGCATCATATTCTTTCATTGATGGAGTGAAGCCGTTGCCTGAACTGCCCATCTTCAACCATACTGAACCAGTTGGATGAGGTTGTGATTGACCAGCGCCCCAAAGTGGCATCTGGGCTGAAGTACCGTATGATACGCGAACACTGTTATATGTACCTGGGGCGATACCGATATCGCTCAATACAGTGCCTGTGCCTGCGCCAAAGACTATTGATTGGTTGAAGTGACCTGTTACTGATAGTACCAAACGACCACTTGCTCCGTTAGCAACAACGCCTTGCCATTCTAGATTATTAATCTCCGTTGCAACACCTGCTACTGTGTTTGAACCTAAACCAGGAACAGTTATAGTTGCTGATACTATTGATACAGGAGAACTACCTACTAAAGTCAATGTGAATGTATCACCTGCATTCAATGTAGGATTGCTGTTTGTACCCTGTACAGCAGAAACGCTAGCCTGCCATGCATCTGAACCAATCTCTACCCAAGTATTGTTTGCATTCTTATAGAAATAAGTGCTACCTGCGCTAGGAATTAGATTTGGTTGAATAGCGACTACTGCATAATCGCCTATAGAACCAATGAAGCCTGCTGGAACACCAGCAACTAGATTATCTGAATCTGTGATTACGATTGGCAACTTATTAGTGAACACTTCTGTAGTTGCATTCCACTCATAGATACCCCAAGTTGATGATGTTGTATCTAACCAGTAAGCGCCGTCTTCTGGCTCACCTGCTGGGCGACCTGTCTGACCTACTAAACTTGCTAAGTCGATGTCTGCTCTCAAGCAGTATACGCGGTTAGTGACACCCAATGCTGAGTATGCAGCCAACAAACCGTATTCGTTCAATTCATAACCTTGAATTGGAGTACCGTCTGTAGTCTCATAGAAGAATGGTGTACCATATAGTGTTACAAGATCACGCTGACTTGTTACTTGGAATAACTTGCCAGCATTAGCGGCAGTTGTACCCTGCGCAATGCCTGTACCATTTGGATTTGCTTTGTCCTCTGCTGTCGCAAAGACAACTAGCGGAACTGATGCTGTTGGGGCTGGAAGATATTGACTTTGGTCAATGATTGTAACTTCTACGCCTGGTGATGTAAGTGCCATTTTATTGTTTCCTATATGTTATATTTTGAGGGTAACAACCCTGAATGCTTAATATTATTTAGTTGAGTTTACAAAAAACACTGGGTTATCAAACCTTCGAAGGTAAAATCATTAAATAACTATATGGCCAACATCAGACCCATATGTAAAGAGTGTAACAAGAACTACCGTGCTGTGAATTATATCCGTGACGGTGTTACGCATTACCGTAGCATATGTGATGATTGCGGCAAGAAGAAACCTAAGGCTAAATCTAAAAGAACATTATGGGAAAAGGCAGGTTATAAGAAAAAACCTGTATGTGACATATGCGGATTTAGGTCACTATATCCAAGTCAAATGACCGTGTTCCATATAGACGGAGACCTCAGAAATACTAACTTTAGCAATCTAAGGTCTATATGTCTTAACTGTGTCGAGGTCGTCAAACGCAAAGAGGTGACTTGGAAGCGCGGTGATTTACAAGTTGATTATTGAATCAATTTTCTTATGTAGATCATCGATAGTACCATCATTGATGATGTGATGGTCATATTCAAGTCCCACGCTACTATATTCGCTAGCATGGACATTATAGGACTGAAGTGTTTTCATCGCTTCCTCATACCCGGCAGTATAATACCCTTTAGAAAACGCAATCGCGGCATCATGCCAAGGTGGATTTTCTCCCCTATGTACTCTGATAGTTACTCCGCCCATTCTTTTGATAGACTTCAATTCATTAGGGAATCTGCAATCGCTGATGACGATATCATCTCTTGCTGTTCGTAATTGGTTCTCAATACTAGCGATCCAGATGTCATCATGGAATGCCCTGCGTCCTACCTCAGTGCCCCATTGCTGTAACACCCATCTTGGGGTCAAGTGTTTGATCTCTAATCTTTCTGCCCACCAAGGATCTATGGTATCTCGCCACTCACGGCTATATTTTGTTGTACCTTCTAATAGATCACGATCCCAATTAAAAATGCTTGCTACCGCATCTTTTAATGGGCCAGCAAAACTAGTTCGCTTGAAGCCCTTGAATGTGATCAGATAATCTGCGATTGTATCTTTACCGCTACCTATGAATCCTGCAACTCCAACAATCATATATTGGTCCTTATCTCATGAACTAGTATTATAACACTAGTGTAGAGAAAAGCAAATATGCAGTTTGACCGAATTAGCCCTGAATCCAAGTTAATGGTTGACTGTAATCGACATAACGCTTGAGTTCATCGATCAGTCTTTCTTGCTCGGCTTTACCTTCTGATTTCATAGCCCCACCATTCAGACTAGTGCCGCCACTTGGTCCTGCGATACTAGCATACTTCTCACGGGCTTCGCCTATGATTATCTTTACTGTGGCAAGAATGAAATCTGTGATCCATATACCTATACCCGGATCTTGTAATAATTCAGTCTCGGGTCTAGTCATGTCTGCCCAAATCAATACACGCTCACCTGTTCCCTTGAAATCACGGACCACGCGCAATACCTTTGTGACAGGATTAAATGTATAAGTGACATATCCACCGAACATACGAGCAGCCAACTCAACATAGCCTGCATAGAAATCATATGTAGCCATGCCGCCTGTATAGTTGTAGTTCAACAAGTATGTGTTAAGGATAGCACTGCTGAATGGATCAAAACTTGTACTGCTTGGTCCTGTCTCAAGACCTACTGTTCTACGAAAGATAGCACGGACATTGACGAATTCACTAGGTAAAGTATATGTATCAACATTCTTGATGATGGTCATCAAGGTGTAAGTTTCCTGAGTTGAATTCTGAGCCTTCTGACGATATACTTTGATAGCATAATCGTATGCGGCTTCATAATGCTGTGGATCTAATTCTAGGTCGATGATGTCACCGCCTAGGCGCAAACGGACATTATTGAATAATGCTTCTTTTAACTCTTGTAAGTTTGCGTTTGTTGGTGTTGATAGTGGATCTGCAGCCATTTTATATTCCGATTAATATCAGTATTTATCGGAATATCAGAGATCGCCCTCTTTTCTATTCTCACTATGATAAACATCAAAGTGTCCGCCCGGGTAACGGGCCTGCAACTTTTTGACATTCTCAGCAACTACTTCATTGGGGTCAAGTTGCAATGCTCGGCAAGCATTGATCCAGTACCACATGATATCGCCGAGTTCGCGCTTCATGTGAAAATGTGTTTCTTCATTGAAGGGCTTACCTTGAAATACGATCTTCTTTACGATTTCTTGGAACTCGCCGGTCTCGCTACCTAGACCGATAGCACCACAAAGCAATAGTGGTACATTGACATCTGGACCATGCATGTATTCCCCATCTGCTCCATATGCTTCATAGTTTGCATCTAATCGATCTAACTGATTCATAAACTCAGTCAAATCATGGCTCTGCTTGCTTGTCACAGCAGAGACAAATTCCATATACTTGTTCAAGTCAACTTGGTTACTCATCTGTTAATCCTCTAAACATTTGTTTTCTTCCATCCTTGCCTAAAACATGATCAAAAATTTCTCTAGTCCTTTGCAACATAGCACAGGCTAGCATCAATTGATCCTGCGGCGTGCTGGCAGTTTCGATAGCAGTATCTATGACCGTCATCATAGTTTCCATTCTTTTTTCTAAGGGGTCGAATGATTCATTCATTAGAATGCCCTCAAGATGATCATGTCATCGTTAAATCTTCCGTTAGGAGTGACGCTGACTGCTTTGATGTCTTTAAAGAACTTTCTTGCCGCGGGCTTAGATCCCATGATCTCTTTGATCTGAGTTTCAGGCTTGCGCAATGTCTTGCCTTCACTTTGCTTAGTGCAAAAGCCGGTCACAGTATTGTTCTTGACGCTGAGGCACTTAGCATACTCATCGGCAACAAAGTGAAAGAGTTTACGCTTCTTAGCGTCATAGACCCATGCTTCAGTAGAATTATGCAACTTAGCAGGTGGGACGCTTACCAAATCAAGTTTCTCAAGTTTGAATGTCTTGAGGTACTTCAACTTGCGAACGATCTTCTCGACCGGCACAGGCTTCTTAGCACGGGGCTTGCGACCATTCTTTTTGATGTTGATATAACTATTGATTTCGGCAATAACCGATTCGATAGTACCTATGATGTTACGAACTTGAATCTTACCTAGGTGAGCATACGCTTCGTTCAACTGCTCATCTTTTCCTTGTTGTAGTTCGTAGTATTCATCAAGTTTTGATTTCCAAGCATCGATCAAAATGTTGACATGCTGTGGCAAGATATTGAATTGTGTCAACACTTGTACAGGGTTGATACTATTCTCTTTCTTACAACCATCTTTAATATAGTCATCCCAGCGACCCTCAAGTTCGCCACCTGCCTCATGCGTTTTCTCGCGCATGATCTCTTGAACATTGGGGCGATTGCTAACCGGCTTCTCAACAGCCTGCACTACCTCTGCTGTTCGGATCATGCGATCTACTTCATTATTAAATCGTGCTGTCTGTTCTTCAGTAGGCCGATATCCACGCATGATGCATCGTGCGAGATAACCATAACTAGTGATTACCTGACTTTCATGCACTTTGCGTACAGATTTAGATCGTTCAATATCACCCGTAAATTCGAGGTACTGTGCGATAAACTCGCGGGCATCCTTCTTGTCATAAAAATGACCATACCAGGTCAATGCGCTACCCAATGACCATTTAGTGTTATCCTCGCTAAAGACAGGTTCTGATCCAAAATACTTGGTATCAGGATCCTTAGGATGCAGTTCTTTAATCTCTGTGTTTTTGGTACGAGCCATTTATGTCTCCAAATTGTCAACGATAGTATATATTCTAACACCTTTCAGTTCGGGTGTCAAGTCCTATTTAAGCCGTTGTTTTAATGACTAAATACTACTATGCCCAAATTATCTCTTTATAGCCCAACTAAGCAAAACGACTATAAGTTCTTCGATAGGACAATATCGGAGCAGTTTACTGTGGGCGGAACAGATTTGTACATACACAAGTACATGGGCCCAAATGCGCAGACACCGAGTCCGGACTATACTCAACCACAATATATAAGTCCCGATCCTACACAGATTCAAGATTTGCTATTTTTAGAAAATCGTGATAGAGTGTATGATCCAAATATTTTTAGATTACGCGGTCATTACAATGTTCAGAATCTTGATTTCGATCTAAGCCAGTTTGGCTTATTCTTGAATAATGACATAATTTTCGTTACAGTCCACTACAATGATATGATCGATATCGTTGGCAGAAAATTGATGGTGGGCGATGTTTTAGAATTACCACACTTACTAGATTATAATCCTTTAAAAGAAACGATACCGGTAGCATTAAAAAGATTTTATTCAATCACAGACGCAAATTTCGCTAGCGAAGGTTTCAGTCAAACATGGTATCCTCACTTGTGGCGCATCAAGTGCGAGCCATTAGTAGACAGCCAAGAATTCAGTCAGATATTACAAGAACCAATCAACAAAGACAATTATCTAGGTCAGTGGGATAAAGATAAAGTTTATCCCCCTGGTTATGTCATCAGTTATGGTGACAAAAATTACATCAGCAAGATAGAAGTACCTGCCGGTATCAGTCCACCAAATAGTACATATTGGGAACTAGATCCTAATCAAAATCTCAAGGACATATTGTCTACATACAATAAAAACATTGAGATCAATAACGCACAACTTGAAGAAGCAAAACGCATTGTACCTAAAGCAGGTTACGATAATAGCAAACTCTATGTCGTACCTACATATGGTGTGTATGAGGCGAACAACACTCCTTCTGGAAAGTTAAATCAGCCTGCACCACCTATCAATATAGTAACAAGTTCAGCAGGTGCACCAAGCACTACAGGTACTGTAGTGTATATGCGCAATCCTAAGTATAAGAATCCTAGCGTAGGCATCAAGATCAATAAGGATCTTATAAAGAGTATTTGGGATATGACTGCTGATATGGACATAGCAGGAAAGTTTGATAAATTCGTTCAAGCAAATCTTGAGATTAAAGAAACAAAACCTTATGTATTACCGGAAGGTTCAGGCTCAAGAGCGTTAGAAGGACAAAAGATATTATCTGTCATGTCAACAGGCCCAGTAACTGGTCCATATGGCACTGCTGACAACACTTATGCGACTGCTGACCAAGATCCAACACAGCCAGGATTCACTGGAACTATCAGTACTCAGATGGACTATCGTGCTGACTGCGATCCAGCGTTCCAATATATCACAAGAGCAAGTCCAAGAAGTTTCGGTTATGAGACTGCATACTTGTCAGGAGATGGCACAGCACCAAATGGATATCCATCGGGCGCAGGTATCAGTTTCCCACAGAATCCACAGGTTGGTGATTATTTCTTGCGCATAGATTATATGCCGCAGATATTATATCGTTGGGACGGTCAATTATGGGTTCGCATATCAACTAATGTCAGAACTCCAGACATGATAGGATTTACTGCCGAAGATAAGGCACAGAAATCAACATTCATCAATAATGAGGCTGTGATATATAACAATAACCAAGAAGAGTTGATACCTTCTGCTCAACCGTTATCTAGCATATTATCTTTAGCACCAGACAATTTACCACCTCAACCATAAGAGTAACGCATGGCACAGTTTTTTTACGACAATCAGATACGCAGATTCTTACTACAGTTCGCTAAGATTTTTAGCAACTGGCAAGTTACTAAAGGCAAAGATCCTAACGGCAACGACATACTTGTTCGTGTGCCTATCATGTATGGTGATCAAAGCAGACTAGTATCTACTGTGATCGCAAATAATAGCGCAAGCAATTTACCTAGCGCACCATTATTCACATATTGGATTACTGGATTAGAATATGATCAGCGCAGAATGCAAGAACCAACATTCATCGATAAGATCAATGTTCGCCAGCGCGCCTACAATCAAGAAACACAGACTTATGAACAGACACAAGGTCAAGCATTCACTGTAGAAAGATTGATGCCTGTTCCTTATACATTACGCATTCAAGTAGATATGTGGACTACTAACTATAATCAAAAATTAGAATTAGTAGAGCAATTAGGCACATTGTTTAATCCTGCACTAGAAATACAAAGCACAGACAACTTCGTTGACTGGACTTCATTGACAGTTGTATACCAAGATGGTATCACATTCAGTTCTAGAAGCATACCGCAAGGCACAGGTAATCCTATCGATGTATTGAGTTGGAAGTTCTATATGCCTATATGGATCAGCACATCAACTAAACTCAAGAAGATGGGCGTGATCAACAAGATCATAGCAAGCATCTATAAAGGTAGCGCACTACAAGATATACAAGATGAAGATTTATTGTTGGGTACTAGACAAAAGATCACACCATATGGGTATAAATTATTATTGATAGGTAATACATTACAGTTATTACCTGCCAATGAAGCATTT